CGAGTACCCAGACTCCATATCAATATCAAAAAGATATAAATTAAATACTGCTGCATTTGCTTGTGCATTGCCAGAAGCGTACTGTAATCCTCTAATCTTTGCGGTGCCAACTTTAGTGCCGTTTGCTACACCGGAAACCGCATTGAAGTCATTGTAAAGTTCAACTTCTGCTACATCATTAATACTAGGTAAAGATCTTACATTAGAAACTGTTACGTAGCTACTGAGCTGTGTTGATACCACGCCGTTGTTAATAGATGAAAAGTCTCTAGCCTTCTCTAAATTAACATACTTAGTCGATATATTTTCTACTTCATATCCTTTCACATACGCTTTACCCGGAGAAACTATACTTACATAATAGTTAGCATTTCCACCCTGATCAGAATTATAAAGACCATCTCTTGAAGATCCAATGCTAGCATATACGTTAGAGCTTCTAAGATGCTCAATTAATTCTAGCTTATATGGCTTCACCACATAATCACCGGATTCATCATATGTTCTTCTAGCGAGCGTATCGCCCAAAACACTAAACTTGGGATTAGAATTTCTAGATACAATTAATCCATTTTGAATTCTTAAAATTTCAATGAAGTTTGGATCATCTGATTCAGCTACAGTTAGCTCTCTCTGTGCAAGAGCTACTCCAATTTTATATCGATCAGCACCAGGAGCAAAGTAGTTAAAGGATCCCACCGCTGGATCTAATAAACTTTCATCATCATCTGAAGTAACCACACTTTCTGTGATTTGAAAACCAAGAACTAAATTACGAGCTGTACCATATTTTGAAACAATATATGTCTGATCATCGATGTATAAAAAACTTCCCTTGGCAAACACTACACATTCGCCGACTGAATAAGCAGTTCCATATCCAATAGGAGCAGAATCAACTGCTTTAACTGAAGTTGTATTATCTACAGACGTAATTACTTCCCCAGCTACAAATCCAACAGATGTTCCAGATGTACCAGAATTAAGATATTTTACATAAATTGTTGGAGGATCGCCTGCTGCATTAGAAGTTGTGCTGTTGATTACCAAAGCACGCACACCTGATGTTTGACCGACAACTATCTTATCTAATAAAGACCCTACAACTGTATCAGCCACAATTGAATTATATGATGTGTCAAGCTTAACAAAGTTATATCTTGTGTCTAGAACATCTTTTGGAGGTGTAACGAAAGAGCCATCCTGATAGATTCCTTTACCGAATCTTTCAATTTGGCCTTGGATAATGGTCTGAAGCTGGGTAAGTTCTCTACCCTGAACAGCTCTACCAGGTCTAAAAAGAATTCTATAGAACTGTTTAGTTTGGTCGTAGTCGTCGTAATATGGGCTTGTTGAAAAAACTGTAGGCATGATTATTAAACTTTAATAGTAGTTCTAAGAGTAACTAATTGTTGGTCACTATAGCTGACTTGGGTTCTGTTGTCTATAAACAATACTTCACCACTAAATTTATTTATAGAAGGGTATTCCACTATATCTTGCACAACAAAATCTATACTATTCAAGGTATTGCTCAGCACATTTCCAACCAATAGTTCGACATTATTCAAACCATTTATAAGAGCGGTACTATTGCCTGCAACTACCTCAACCACCTCAAAAAATCTAGTTGGATCTTCGTTGAGAGTTAATATCATATCTCTCTCTACGCCAGATATGTTTGAAAGATTAGCAAGATAGCATGGAGTACCTAAATTTTGTACAAATGCCTGAGAAACAGTATTACTGTATTTTTTTATGTTTTTAATAATACCAAATTGTCTGTAATCGTTATTGACATCAGTTCTGTGGATTCTTTCATTATTGACGGTGGAATAAAAAGTCAATGCATCGCAAAATAATTCTTTGATAGCATCTTTGCCGTGACCTCCTGGTGGTGGCAAGATTGCGTAAGCATTAGCACCTATACCATCGCCAACAAACGCAACATTTGCATATGTGTAGCCAGACCCTGGTCCATCCACAATCACATATGTTATTGCACCAGCATTAGAGAGCACTGGTCTTGCATTACACCCCGTACCATCGCCAACAATAGATATTGAAGCATAATTATAACCACTACCAGCGGCGTCTACCTTAATAGCGTGAATAGCTCCATCAATTGCAGTAGCTTCTACAATTCCTTGGAGCGTATTAATATCACCTACCGACAAGTATGGAAATATGTTTGCACCTGTGCCATCGCCAGACACTTGTAAATCAGCATAAGTATACCCACTGCCTCTGTTGTTAATAATCACATCTTCAAGTTGCCCAGAATCATTAACAAAAGCGGTCATCTCTGCGCCAGAACCATCACCTATAATAGAGATTTGAGTTCTAATGTTTTGACTATAACCAATTCCTGGATCGTGAATAGCAACACTGTCAATTTGACCAGTTGTAGGATTGATGATTGGAACTAAATTTGCATTCGATCCATAAAGTCCAGTTCCATTACCAAATGCATCTAGAATTGTGATGTTAGCAGTACTGTAGTTATTGCCTGGATTTCTGATTTTTACATCCAACACACTACCCTGTTCACTAAACACTGGCACTAAATCAGCATTGGTGTTTGATTGTTTGCTTAAATTTTTGTAATTAATGCCTGAAGTCGTTGACCCAATAAAGATAGTATTGAGAACCAATACATTACTGCTTAAAACTGTAGAAACAAAATACGTTGGAGTTGGACGAAAATAAAATTGTATTAGCATTGGCGCCGTAAAAATCATTAGTAAAGTTTGTTCCAGATCCAATCACGTAGGCGTTTGATTGTGTGACGGCAACTGTTCCTGATAAATTAGGACTTTCTCTAAATGAACCATTAACAACTAATGTGACATCTGCATTGCCAAGATAATTTATACCGGAATTATCAATAACAACGCTATCTATTTCACCATTAGAATAAAAAGGGTTCAGAATAGATCTAAAAACTGGAATGTATTCAGAGGTGAGAAATTTGTTTCTAGCTGAAAATGGTATGGTGTATAGATACTTCCACACATATCCATCAGAAGTGGTAAAGTATAAATTATCTCTGCCTGTTGGTTTTACAGTTGAAGGTGTGCCATTAGCATTATGTAGACATTTATAAACATTAAATTCATCAGTAACAACATAAAACTTGGAAGTTTTTAACGACGAAGCACCAGAAGCGGCTAGATTTGTAGAAGTATAATTGCCATCATATTGATCATATACTGTATTAGATTCCCAATTACGTCTTGCTGCCACATAAGCAACATCTCCAATGGGAATCTTTTTAACCAAAACTATATGATTTCTTGTTTCATATTCATAATTTTGTGTTGAAAGAACTACATCTGGAACTTGCTCATCTGTATAGGGTTGAATTTTACCAATAAAGTAAAAATAATTGCCTCTGCCAGAAAGAATTTCGTTGTAGATCGAATCAACAACAGAGCCGTGAATGGTCTCTTTGAGAAGAAATGACATATTAGTTTACTGTTACATTCCAAGTAATAGCAACAATATCATCATTTGCCTTATTAACATCATTGAAGTTTGTTCTGCAAAGCATTTCCCCTGTATTAGCAGAACCGTCATTGAAAATACCAGCTTCTCTTAAAGTGGCTGTAGCAGTGCCGGCAGGAAATGTTGCTACAAATGTGATAGTATTCCCAACCAAAGAGGTTGAATCCAAAACAACACGTCCAACTTCACCCTCGAGTACTGTTTGGGTAGAAACGGGAGCAGTATTAATGTTTCCAACAGCCATGTGACTCATTATCACATTAGCATTAGATGTCATTCTTCTAGCAATGTAGTTTTTACCAGAACCAACTACGAGATTTTTCACCTCGCGCTGATCCTTTAACTCGCCATTTTTGCTATCAATGACTTTGATAGTTAAATTGCCTGTCATTAAAATAGAATCGTTTGCCATTTTTGCTTCCTTAGTTTATTTTATATTTAGGTTAGATTTGAAGAAGAACCACCATAGAACTCACTAAAATAGTTGATTGCATAATCAGTAAAGATAATATCGCCGCTATCCGTCAAAATGAGTGAATCAGATAAAGTTTTAGAAATAGATATAGTGGTAACTGCATCAGTAACTGTTACATTATTATATAGATTTTTGTTTTTCCAATCCACTTCTAAAAAATCACTTAGAGTAATAATTTCCGAAACTATCTTATCTAATTGATAGAAATCAGAATCTAAGGTTTGTATATTATCTGCTTCTACTTTTGTAAAAGATAAGGATTCTTCATCTAAGAGATTTAGTGTTTCGCTAATAACCTTATTGGTCTCTATAAAGTTATTATCAAAGACGCTATAGAAATCATGAGCTTCAAAGAATAGATTTTCAGCTGTTTCTACACTGAATGAAGATCTCAAGTCTATGTTAGCAGTAATAAGTCTGTTGTTGAATAATCTAGTACCAGCTGGATGAACAAGTTTTTTAACTATATCATAAAAAGCATTGTATTCTAATTCAACAGATGTTTGATACGCGAAAGGCTGATACAGCTTATCGTCCTCTAATCTAATTTGAGAGTCTGAGATGAATCCTTTGTTTGAAGCATAACTGCCCGGGTATTTGCCCAATGGCCCAAGGAAAAACGTTATAATGGCTACGTTAGGATCAATCGCTGTGGTAAAGGTTCCAGATACTGTTGTACTGCTTGTAGTTTGATCTAAAAGCTGTTCACCTGTATAATATGCCGTAGGCGTTGAATAAGTTACATAATCTGAATCAAAATACCTAGCAGGAGAGGATATATCATGAGGCTCATAGATTTGTATTGACTCTATAAATCCATTAGTTTCAGAATTAAATGCTTCTTGAGATTCACTTGTATTTTTATTTGATCTGAGATAAGTAGAGAAGCTAGTCGAAAACCCATAACCATAATTTATAAATGAAAAACTCTTTATACCACCAGAAGGTGTAATTCCAGTTATCAGAATAGTAGTAGCAACAGCTCCAGCTTTTTTAATGTTGAAATACTGGCCTACCTTAAATCCTGTACCAGCTTGATCTACTCTATATGAAACTGATGTAGGAACAATTATACCACTAAAAATTATTCCATCCTCATCTGACACCACAACAGTATCCCCAATA